GATCATACGTATATTACAATCAATTAATCCCATAGTGTATCTATCGCTATTTGCACTGCGATACGTTCTGTATTAGATGCCGGCATATACTGCCTTAACTTAACATCTGAATACATAGATACATTAAAGATTTCTTGTGGAAGCTTATCGCTAAAGACTTTGCGATAGCCTAAAGGAGATAACCATTTCTGTTTCATAGAACTAGACCATAACTGCTTGAGTTTATTGATCTGTCGAACTAAGAACGGTGTGGCTTCAGTTTCAACAACCGGTAACCGGACAGTGAACAAACAATCCACGGCGAGCATTGACATAAGCTTGTCATTTTGCTTGATGAGATCAACATCATTACTGATAATTGATTTCATCGGCATGCGTCGCAGTGAATCTGATCGTACTGTCCAAGCCTTCTCGGTTTGAATCTTGAGTTTAGTCTTTCCTTCCTGCAGAAAACGATGCATGATGCGCAGGTTTGCGTCATCAGGACACCAATTTGTCTCGACCGGGATCCCATATATAGGATAACCAGGGTCACGAACGAATTCGTCTACGTTTTTAGTCTTGTAGAAGACAGGAAGACCAACACCACCCCATTGTTCAGGAACGAACCATGGTATATTTCCAAATGTCTCATGTAATTTATCCCAATTAATATTTAAAAATGTTTTCATCACAATATGCCTCATGCCCGGAGGACACGCACGCATTAAATCGTGACAACGAGATGCCATTCCGACACCCTCAACACTCTTTTCCAATCCTGTTTCAGCCTGCTCACCAGAGCGTTTCAGACCAAATAATAGACCCATATTAATATATCCAGTTTCTTCGAAATAAAGATTACGAACTACCCCGCTGCTTGGATCCACCATCGAAAGACCTTCATTACGATAGAAATTTGCAGAGTTAATCTGTGCGAATTCCTTTGTAAAAAAGTATTTCCCGATGGATGGCGATAGACCAGCGAAAGATGTAATTTTCTTCCATAATCGAAGACCACGTTTAGTTGTTTTAAACACACAATCATCACCGTTCACCATTAAAGATGTATCGATAAGTTTCATTTGTTTATTTGCACTCAACTCAATAGCCCACCTACATAAAGCCGCATTGGCGATACATAAGACAGGAAAGGATATGACAGAACCCATCAATTGACCCCATCGTTGATGGCGGTAATCTCCTGGTTTGTCTGGATTTTCGATCTCATGTTGTGTTAATGCTTGTATAAATAACGTTCGTATTTCACCTGGTACTTCACAGATGTCGCAGATATGATTTGCGATACATTCACTAACCCACGGTGCTAAATTGTTTGTAGCACCTGAGTAATC